TACGTTACTTTTTCGCCACCTTCACCAAGTCTGGCAATGATTTGATCTGCAACCAAATCACCGTTGCCGGTTACTGAGTGCAATTCACGGCGGAAAACAGTGTCGGCCGCTTGGTACTTTTCAGCAGGAATGCCAGCTGATTCAATCAATTTCGCAGCACGTTCATAGTGTGCGTCTACCGCTTGCTGTTGCCGCTCTTGCGCCTGACGTTGCTGCTCTGACTGCTGGCTTGATGCCATCCGTTGACTTAACTTGTAATCTACAAGTTTGTCTTGGTACTCAGCCATTGCCGCGCTGTACTGCTCTTCGTCGTAGTCAAACTGCGACAGGGTGGGAAGTTTCAGTTCAGGGGCTTTCTGCTGCACTTGTTGATGTTGTGCGCCAGCTTCATACTGTGCCAACTTCTGTCGCATCACTTCCAGCTCTGAATCCTTATCTTCCAGCCGGGCGCGCAATTTGTGCTTGACTTGCACATGCTTTGCCAGCGGTACACTTTGCGACGTCTGGTCGTCGTCTTTCAGCCAGTCCTCGACTTCTTCGCCTTCGTCTTGCGCTTCGACTTTGACGGTTTGATCTTCGACTTCATCATCCTGCGTGACAACTGGTAATAATCCAGTTTCCTCAGCCTGATTTTCGGCTTTTAATTCATCCAGAGATTGTTCAATCATAATTTGTTGCTCGCCTATGAAACGATAAACCCAGTGAAGCCCACATGGTAAGGCAGCATAATTGCCGTTTATGCTGTACGTGACTATTATTATCGGCGTGAATGGCTGGAGTGTCAAGCGGTGGTCTGATGAGCAAGAAAAAGCCCTCATTTGAGGGCTTGACTTCACTTCATTTTAGGCGGCTTAGTTCCGCCTTTCTTCTTACTCTTACTGCATGCCATTCGCACTACCCCTTAGTTTAACCGCATCATTGACCATCAACGAGCGCCCTTGCAGCTGCTTGTAATTAATGTCGGCGCCAGCTTTTTCTGCGTCAACCATAACAGCCATTCGGTCAGTCTGCGCGCGGAACTCATCAATCTGGTTCTTGATTGCGCCGTTTTCAGCCTTCATCTGTTCAGCCATGGCAAGAGCCATATTTGGATCTTGTTGCTCGCCTTGTTGAGCCTGAGCATCTGCCACTGCTTGTTTTTCATCGTCTGTTTCAGGTTTGCGAATGCCGCGCAGTACAAGCTGTACGCCTGCCCAATCGCGAAGGTCTTGCATGTCCTGACCATCTTGTAATCGTAGCAGCTTCAGTTGGATAATCTGCGCCAGTTGCGGGTCAGTGCTTAGCGCTGTGCTTAACTGATCCATGAGCGCGTCTCGCGCTTCTTGGCGGCTTGTTGAGTACGGCTTGCTCACATCGGCATAGACCTCGAACTGAGAAAAGCGCAAGTCGTTCAGCACTTTAATCTTACCGGTATCAATGTCGATCACCGATTGCATAACGTTAACTTCTTTGCGGTTGCCGTCTGCTGACGTTGTGATCACCTTGCGCGGCACGTCCAGAATCTCAGATGCGATTGACGCGTAAATCTCGGCATCACGGCGAATGGCATACTTCCGGTTTTCCTGAAACACCATGCTTTGCTGGTCAAACTGTGCAACTAGAGTGTTCAGCGCCTTGCCTGATAAGTCCGGGTCGCTGATGCTGTTTGGTAAGCCCGGATTGGCTACATCTTCGACCGCCATGCGCACTTCGCCCATTAGCTGACTTAGCGCAGTTGGCACAGGCTGTTCGGGTGTGGCGGCAATAGGGCCAAGCGGCAACGGTGAGCCGTCAGCGGCGATTCTATTCTGCAGCAGGTACGGATAGTTGTTGTCCGCGCCAGTCTCGCTGTACATATATTCAAAGCCTTGGATTTGCTCGGCGTAGTACACCGGCTTAACCCTTGGCGAGCGTCCAACAATGTCAGCCAGATACGACATGGCAAAATCTCGCAGCATCTGAGGGTCTTTGGCTGCTTTTACAATGCCTTCGTAATGCTCAACACCTTGAATGTATGCGCGGTCCCCGTACTCAGGCACGACCGGAATGTGCTTTCCTGCAATGCGCTCAGGCTTGCCAATAATGCCGTCGCCGCTCAGCAGGTACTTATCAACAACCCACTGATTGACTTCTTTTTCTTCTTGCAGTGCAAAGCCGGCAGTCAACATTTCTTCATCAACTTCACCGGCTTTTTTGCCCTGCTCTTGCATGTAAACTTGCAGCTCGCCAAGCTGGTCTTGCAGGTATTGGATCCGAACCTTGGCTTTGTAGCGGTGATAAAACTCACCAACCCAGATAATGGTATTGGTGCCTGATGTGTTAATCCAAGGGAACGAATAGCCATCTTCCGGTGTTGCAAAGCTGCTGCCTGCTGACGATTCGTCTGGCCGCTCACCTGTCATTTCTTCGACTAAATCGCAGTAGCCTTCGACACTGTAAGCGGTTAACACTGTGCATCGCTTGGCGTCTGACTTGTCAATGCGCTTGGCGTTGCTGTCAAAGAATACGCAGTTATTAAATTCATAGATGGGCTTTCGCACAATGATTTGATTGCGCGTGCCCATGTTGTCAGATTCGTATTCAGTGCATAAACGCCAGCCACCAAGCCCACAAACGACCTGCTCGATTGACGCGTAGTCGAATGCTTCCTTGCTGGTGTTCTTGCGACAATCTGTGCGGTACAGCCCATCAATCAAATCAGCTTCATCTGGCCCAGCGCCATCAACCGGTTCAAAGTCAGCCTGAACGGGGTTAGCGCGAAGGTCCGACATGATGTCTCTGAACGCCTTGCGCAATAAGTCGAACTCGCCGCGATACTGCAGCTGGCTATCGCTCAGAAGTGAATCATCCCAGTGGGTTATCCAGAAAAACGTATTGTCAGCCGCTGCTCGTTCACGCGTAACCATGTTGTGAGTGTAGTCACAGCTGAACATCTTATTAATTTTGTCAAATTCTAACTTTTTCATCTGCGCCCCATGACTCGTAAAGGCTGTGGCCTGAACTGATGCTGTGGTGTATTTTGCGTTATTATAGCAGGGTTTGCAAACGACATCATCAGCGCGTCTGCCATGTTCGGGGATGGTATTTTCAGAGCTTTCATTTCAATTTTGCTCATTATTTGAATGTACCCGTTGTTGTTTGGCTTGAGCGGTATGCGGCAAACCTCAGAACGTAGCTTGTCGATGTTTTCAATGCCGTCAGTCGATAAGCTAATCATCTGGTCGGGGTCGATATACTCGCCGCGCACAACAGCCCGGTAAGTGTTGTAAAACCGATCGCGCAAAGCCCAATAATACTGGCTGCGCTTGTTCTTAAATGTGTCTTTGTTGGTCTTAGGGTCTCGGATTGGAACGCCTTTATTCTCAAACGAATACACCGCATCTGGATTATCTACGCTTTCAGAGCCCTTGAACATAAACAGCTGCAATCGCTTACCAGCTGACACGTTTGTGATGTGATTTCGCAGTGTCGCGCCTAATCCGTCACCATCCCAACCGAACTGGTCGGCTTTGGCGTCGAATGCTTCATTGAGTGCCGTTGTGCAGCCGTCGAACGCATCCTGGTGCATGATTTCACGTATTGAAGTAATCACCGAACCATGACGAATGCACTGGCCTTTTGGATCTGGACCTTGGTCTGATGGGTCGTGAGCCGTGATGATTGCGCCTTTCTTGTCGAACCCAAGCTTGATGTGCGCATCAATGGCAGCATTAAACCACTCAGTAGGGATTAGTGCGTTGTCAACGTGATCATTGAATCCGCCGCCCCATATGTGTTTGTAAGTTGCTGGCGGAAGGTTTGACTCGTCATGTGCGCGCTCAGCTTCCAGTCCTGAATCTTCAAACCATGGATTATCGTCGTAGTTCATGATGACGATCAGGTGGAGATCATCCTCATAGAATCCATCGCGGTCTAAATGCTCTTGGAATGGCGTGATAAACTTCTTGCTGAGAGGGTCCGCAGATGATGCCGGGTTGGCAATAAATATCAGCTGTACGTTTGCCAGAGCGTTCGGTTCTTCTTCCTGTTCTGGTGCATCATTAAACTTGACCGGCAAGCCTGCCTTGGCTTCGTTGCGCGCTGTTGGTGTCAGGTGCTTGAGTGAATCATCACTGATAGTCTGCGCTTCTTCAACGATAAAGCGCCTGAATCCATGAGCTGACTTAATAGATGCTGGATTGCGCGCTAAGCCTTTGAATTTAAACTCTCCGCCTGACTCGTGGAAGATGATGTTGTTTTGGGTGCTGAACCCTTCGAACTTCAGTCGGTCGCATTCTTTGGTGATGAGTGAGTGGACGGAATCTTCCAGCGAGTTCTGGAACTCCCGCAAGCAGTACACCTTGTCACCCAAATCTTTGACGCCAGCTATGGCGATGTCGTGCAACTGAACTGACTTACCAGAGCCGCGCCCGCCAAATACACCGACAAAGCGCTTTTTGCTTTTCAGAACCCGTTCAAGCTTAGCGGCAATGTAAACATCTGGCGTCTCAAGAGTCTTGATCCAGTCTCCTGAATCGTATTTCAGCGAATAGAGAAAGCCGGATTTCGGGCAAACGATGCCGAAAACGGTTTGATAAGTGCGTTCTGACTTTTTAGTGACAAGACTTTCAACAGCATCCAGCTTTGCGGCTGTTAGGCGTTTCATTTATCCTTCTTGTGCCATGCTAGCCAGATGTCGAATAGGTTCTTTGCTACAAACGTGATGCCACCAAGGATGGAAACTACAGCTGCAATGATTGGTAGGTTAGATGTCCAAAAGCTTTCGTTCTGCGGAATCGATGTAGCTACGGCACCCAGTGTAAGCCCGGAGCCGACAGAGACGGCACCTATACCATTGACCAGCTTGCTTGCTAATACGCTTCCATGGTCGCTAATCAGCATCATCATCTCTACTAATGGGTGTCTCATTTTTTATTTTCCGAATGTTTGAATAAATGTAATGCACCGATTTTACACCGCCACATATGCCTAGCGCAATAATTAGCAAGTCCACCAACACCATCGCGCCTCCAATCGCTAAACAAATGCGCCAGTATGTACGCATTGATAAGTATCACAGCGATTGTGAGCAGTTGATCTAAACCTGTGTCGTAATCAAAGTGATAGGACAAAAAATTATTTATTGCCGACAACAAGTATACACCACCAAAACAGGTAAATGCCTGCCGAAACTCTGATGATAATTTGATATTTAGCGTTGCGATAAGAAAAGCGATCATTGCGGTGATCATGTAGCAGTCAAAACTGCGCATTGGCGTCGCATGCACTGAAGTATAGATGATTAGTTCAACGATAGGAATAAAAGCGCGGATGCTGAAAAATATCAGCACCAGCGCATAGCAGCTAAAAAGCGCTAAGTCGAAACTATTTATTTCGAGGTTTGCGAGTTTTAACATTTTCCGGCTTCTTGTCTTTGCCTTTGTCTGATGTTCCGCCCATGCTTATCTCCTATGTTAGCCTGGTTAGTTTAGTCTTTGTTGGCTGGCATGCGCAAGTAGCCTGCGTCGTAGAGCCTTTCCAAAATCTGTCGTACGCTTTGAGCCGCCTCATTTGATGCGGTTGATCCGTCAATTACAGCCGCATCAACAACCCGCTTTTTCTCGGCTTCGGCTTTGCGCGTGGCGTGGTCTAGTGGGCGGAATCTGTGCAATTCATTGGCGTATATCAACGAGCCACTGCTATCAAATGGCGCAAGTATTAAGTCTTTTCTGTAATGATGCACAGCTACAATAAAAGATGCTTCCCACTGCTTTTCTGTTTGATAGTTAAATTCTACTTTTTCACCAACCGGCGGCAACCGCAGCGCCTTTTGGTTATCGTAGTCGTACCAACCCGCGCCTTTATCTGCGGAGCCTGCCGCGATATGTGTGGAGCTTTCCGGCTTATCTAGGTAGCTCGTGTCGGCTGGCTTGTAGCGTTGGTCGGTGATTTTTAATGCAGTGATTGTTCTAGCTCTGAAATTCCATAATGAACATGGTCCCAAATTCCATCGTTTATCGGCAGTGCTGTATACCTCAATCAAAACGTCATCGTTTATTAGTGGCTCATCTCCGGTATTTTTATACTCAATGCCCCAGCGATACCCGCCGACAAAACCTAGCTCTTTGGCGCGCGGCAAAAAATCAGATGTTTCGCAAACAATGTGCGATGGGTGCATTCTTTCTGCTCTATACCACAAATGACCGTTGTAAAAATGATACCCAACTTCCTCAGGTGCGCAGCTTATTGTCGGCAACACCCCATTCAACTCAATAACCGCATCATCTAAAGTTTTCATTTCTTATCCCCTTACATATTCCCAAGTTTCAAAACCAGAACCATCAGGCCTGCGCCACATTTTTGCATGATATTCAAAAGTATTAACACTTGATCCACTGCCAAATCCTTTGTATTCCCGCCTTTCAACCAGAACTATCCCGCTCTTATATGTGTCCATGCCTATTTCTATTGATTCTCCATCAAGCTCTCCGCCGGTTAGTTTTATTTTCATCTAAAATTCCAATCAGTTAATCGAAATCAAAATATAGCATAACTAATTATGCAGTCAACTAGCGCACAAAAGAAAAAGCCACCCGCTAAGGTGGCAATGTCTCGCTGATTCGTCGTCGCAAGTATCAGCCACTTGCGGAAATAGGGAAACCGGTATCAACAATCAGTGCGCCAAGGAAGTAAAACGCACCGCAAAAAATACCGTAAACCTATGACTGCCACAATTTCAAACACGTTAGGCACATCTGCGGTTGGAGACCGCTGCTCTAGCTTTTCAGCCCGCGTTATCTGCCATTGTGGCCAAGCGTGGGAAGTTGTAATGAGACTGCCAGCGCAACTCCTGTCATACTGCTGCTCATTTGGCAGGCAACTCCGTTTCGGTATTGCAGAATTAACCGCTCACTGACGCTAATTGCCTTGCAAATAAACAACACCGCGTTTGCGGCAACTTGTCAGCGGCTAGGAGCCCATCCCGACCCAAAACAATCCTAGCCCATACCGCCCGATTTGGCAAGCGCATCAAACGTCAACAATAGTCACAATTAACTCCGCAGTCAACGAAGCAACACCAGCCAGCAAGCCTGTCACGATGTAATACGTGCCAGCAGGCAGCGACAGCACCCGACGATTGACGCGGTTGACACTAGCCAATGGAGCGACAGCAGTGCCGCCATTAATCACCATTTGGCGAAGTGCAGCCGCAGACGGCGCAAACGTGCCACCACTTGCAACGCTGAATGATGGGGTCTTGACGTTTCGCAGGTTGGTTGATTGCGCTGGCGCGGCAGTAAATGTGCCTCCAGGCGTGCCAGCGCTTGCCTGAAACACTTGCACGTTAACACCGCCGAGCACAACAGTCATTTCCATTCCAGTAATGTCAATCGGCTCAGGTGCAGTAATTCTCAGCACTTGCGGAGATGATGCGGCGGTTGAATTTTGTGTTGTTTGGAATTCAGG